GAAAATGCTCGGGCGCTACCACAGATATCCACACCGATTGAGTTACCCCAAGTACCAGCGGTTCGAGCAGTCCACTCACCATGAGAACCTTGTCCTGTGGAGAAACTGGCCTCATAATGGTCATCGTCACGAATGAGGATACCACTGGTTGCACCAGCGTTTACAACGGTTGATTCTGCACGAACCACCCTGAGTGCGTCACCATACTGCAAGAAGTTTGCAGCGGTGAACCAAAACTCAAAATTTGAACTGTTTGGCTTACCAAATGTTTGTAACAGCTGTTCTTCCGAATTAATAGCGGTGACAGAACTTACTGGACCTTTTTGAAAAGGACCGGCGATGGCACCGATAGACGTAGATACAGCAGGAACAACATTTGTAAGATCGATTTCCCTAACGTGTACGCCGGGTGAAACTAAGAATCCCATGTCTTTACTCCTATCTTAAAGAGTTGTTATTGTTATACAGATATTTATAAAAAACATCTTTTACACAACTCAGTTTTTATAAGTGTTATATCATATAAATAGAATTATGAATGACCATTATATAAAATATAAAGACACTATCAAAAAAGTTTCACGAAAAAATTATCAGAAACGAGTGTTTCTTTTAAATGAATTTCTCACACAGAAATCATGTATTCACTGTGGAGAGTCCGAGCATGTCTGTCTCAAATTCTGGCCCCATGATGCAGAGATACGCAAAGTATCTAAAAGAGTTGGAACTAGTGACGACAGCCGCAAAGAGGTATTCCACCTAATTAATCAATCTGTCATTCTTTGTTACAATTGTTATATCAAGAAACACCATGACCTAATAGAATTTATTTAGGAAATTACCAACTTCTACTGGAGTCTCTGATAATAGGTGACCAACGGGTTCCATATTCGTCTACCATCTCACCAATATTCTCATCCTCAAGACCATTTATAATGAAACCAAAGGGTGCCATATCCTGTTCCAGCATATCCTGTTGTTCGTTCATCATCACCCGTCGAATATCGTTATTAGTAAGTTCTTTGAAATATGTTTGATCTGTAAGCCACGCAAAGATAAAGAGACACGCAACCAAGTCATCGTTACACCCATCATCTGCCTCAAAGGATGACCCCTTCACAATAAATGTAGAGAGCTCGTTGATGATGTCATAATCCTCAACAATGATTTTATTATCTTCAACCAACTGTTTGAGGTTTGAACAACCAATCTTCTTAACTGCTTTAGTTGTCCTTACCCCTAATTGCGCTCTACCACCAGAGAAGCCTGCTCCAATGACCTGTCCCGCACGCCCACGCATACTAGCCATAATAAGGTTGTCATACTCCAAGTCAAACTGCATCGCATTAGCGACCTGCTCTCCTATGTCATTGACCTCAATCAATACATATGCCTGATTATATGCTCGTGCAATGTCATAGATTTTAGATGGGAATATGAGAGGTTTTAGTTCGTTATCCCTAAACTTTGCCACTACCTTATAAGGTATCTCGCTAACATCTACAACCACAAATGCCGAGTAATCGTTTTTTGTTCCCCGTGAAACATCTGCAACTAGAACATATGTGCGTCCCTCTTGCGGTGAAACATGAATATCAAGACCAGCGTTAGATTGTTTTGGTGTTCTATATGTCAATTGTTTAAGCTTAGATGGTGCAATCAGTGTGTTGATAGAGCCCAAAAATTCACACTCAAATTCTGTGTTGAACTGTGCTTGAGAGGTATTCTTAATTGTTTCCTCTTTCCACTTCTCATCTCTGCCAGGAACTTCACTCCAATGAACCTCAATAGGAATATAGGTGTTGCGACCTTCTTCGGCGTCTACCCACAACTTGTAGAACATATTCATACCATGTGGCGTGGAAACAATCATCACCTTGGTAGTCTTACCAGATGAAATCGTAGGATACACTGAACTGAAGAACTGCTCGGCTACATTCGAAGGGACGTAAGCAAACTCATCAAGGAAAATAATATTATAACTACCGCCACGAACGGCACTAGCACTAGTAGATGATGCAAGAATTTTTGAACCATTTTCTAACTCCAAGGAACCTTTGTTCCATGACATCACACCCTGTTGCAACCACTTGGGTAGATGTTCATACGCAAGTTGCAAACGTGATAGTAAGTCTCTAGCAGTTGCAGCCTTATTTGCAAGAATTGCAATATTCACACTTGGATTGAAAAGTGCATAGTGAAGTAAATATGAAATCATAACAGTAGACTTACCAGATTGTCTGGGTAGTTTACAAATGGTGAAACGGTTATTATGAAATGTGCCTACCATCTCCTTTTGAAAGTCATACATCTTAAAAGGCACAAGACCTTCATCCAGAGAAACAATCTTAACGTAGTTCTCTATGAAGTATTGCGGGTCTTCCATACACAAAGAATACTCTTTAAGTTGTTCCTTTGTCCAAGACTGCTGAATATTGGCCTTCTTGAGATTAGGATTACCAAGGTAGGTTACATCAGCCATCTAATTTTACCAATGACCTATTCTTTATATGCTCTTCTTCAATATCATCCTTAGATTGACCAAAGTATTTTACTGCATTATATGACTTGATGAGTTCGTCATTAACTGTTGATTTGATAGTAGTATTTTCCAATTCATACTCAACAAGAAACTCACCAAGGATTCGACCATACTTACCTACGCCATCCTTTCTTGTGCGTAGAGTTTGTGTAGAACCTTTTGGTAAGAAGTTTTCAACAAAATGTTTTGCAGCCAATCCGTAGACCTTTTCTTCTTTATCGCTAGTTCTCGACTCAGGCGTATCCACACCATAGAAACGAACTCGTTGTTTCTTCAACCAAACACCAAATCCCAAATCAATATCGACATCAGCAGTGTCACCGTCTACTACTCTAACAATTTTACATTGATATTCGTACATCATTTTCCCTTTAACATCTTCTGTAACTCAGCAGTGCTACCGACGAACAATGCGTTAGTTACATTCTTTGGTGCGTTGTTTGGAACCTCTTTGAGTTTCCTCATCTTCTCTTGTAAATCACCTAATTTCTCGGCAACTTCTGAAACTTGTTTGATAAGATTTCCAGCAACCTCATATGCTCTTGGATGCTCACCTTCTTTTGCAAGCTCCAGTATACCTTCAATCGCAGCTGAACCTTTCTCCACCAGATTGTAGAAGTTGTCTCTTTGATATTTATAATCATCATCAATATCATCACCTAATGTAACAATTGGTTTAGACTTTGATGGAGCATTATAGTACGACAGTGGGGTTGCAAGTTTTTCCACTACACCAAGGGCCTTATCGATAGAATTACTCATCTGTACCTGTTACTGGATTATAACTTTTCGCATCAGTAAAGAAGGATGTAACTTCATTGAATCCAAAATCATCGTCAGCATCAGCACTAGTTGGGTTTGGTGTAACTGTATATCTCTGCTCTCGTGTCGGTGTAGTGTCCGGCAAATCAGCATATTGGTCAACCTGTACAGTCTTGATAACCTTACTAGAGGTAATAGGACCATAGAGATAGAACTTGCATGTGAAATCTAGAGTATAGATAATTGCTCGTCTAGTTGTAAAGTCTCCTTGATAATCATCCTCATAACTAATACTGTTTAGAATGACAGGAATATCTTTTTTTACATCCATATTAGGATTATCATTCATCGTTATTGTGTAATCTGGCTGAAAGTATGGAAGAATCTGTTCGATAACCTGTAGTGCGTCATCAGACTGTTTTGCAAGAATATAAAGTTGAAAACCAATATTATATGGAACTGGCATATACTGGGTATCAAGCTGAGATGCTTTATCACCCTTAACCTTCTTGAACTTCTGAACACGATTTAACTTTCGTGCAGGGTCATAAGTAAGACCAGTAATCTCAAATCCAATACGAGGCAAAGTAACTGATGCAGCTTTACTAAGGTCTGCATCATCGTTCAATCGAACAAGAAACTTCTGTCTTGGTCCGTATGCCAGAGGAACCTTCATGGTCTGTTGAATTGCTCCAGTGTTATCCTTACGGACTAACTGAATATTATTAAAAACTGTCCCGAAACCCACAACTATGTTGCGTATTGTTTCGTGATAGAATTGGGTTCCTAGCATAATGTCATCTCCATTTTCATTTTAGCAACTACACGCCTCTTAGCATTATAAGCATCTTTTCTCTGGGTATAAGTTTCTTTATGTCTTTTCGCATCCGACAACTTTATAGCAAGTTGTTCCTTGCTAGGTCTAGTTGGTATATTACTTAGATCAAACATTAATCTGCACTCCCTGCATCACCAAATGGATTTGATTCACTGAAGTCTAGTACAGTATCATCCAATGTTTCAAACAACTCATTTTGAGCTGTTTTATCTGTACTCATATCACCTATTATATAGTCTTCTTGTATAAGGAACTCATCACCACCAGTTTCAAGTAGAATACTCTCACCACCAAGTGTAGTTTCATCTTCACCGATAATGTTATCACTATCAGTCTCATCCAACAGCAAACCACTATCTTCACTGGTATCATAAACAATCCTAATTCCCTGATTAATAGTCGTTCCCGTTGATTGCTCAAGAGTTAATTGATAATCAGAACTTGCAACTGACAACGAAGACTCAATCGCATCAATCTCAGTAATACCAGTATCTAGTGCTTCTGAACCATAATCAAACAATCGACACCGCATTTTATAAACTGGATTACTATCCAACTGATAGAATGGCTCATCATGGTCTACGAAGTTAATTTCAAATAACTTCTTGAGAGTTGGGTGATAAATCGCATCACCTTCTTGTGGTCTGTCAGCATCAGTCGCATCTGTTTCATTTACAATATAGAAGTTACTACCCTCAAGTTTAGAAGTAGAGTCAATTGTACCAGACTCCAAAAGTATAGAACCAGATGATGTTGAGTCTGTTCCAGCCTCAATCTGAATCTGTTTAGTCTTCTCTTGAAATCTTGTCTTACTCACAACGAAGGTTGCTTCACTAAGATTTTGTAACCCAAACTGTGACATCAACTCTTTTTCACCAGCAAAACCACCTCCAGAATCTTCCATATACATTTCGATAAGAGACTGAGTGTTAAACTTTGATAGAGAGTCTTCACCAAGAACAGTATCCTCTGCAACAAGTGTGCGGTCAAGATAATATACGTCATGGCCATGAATCTGAATAGCCTCTGCAACCAAATCAGCATATAGATTTTGTTCAGTTGAAATGGCAGCAACGCCACTTGTGTGAAAATGTTTATTTACTGCCATGAATTATCCTATCATGTAATTGACTGGTAACTCAAAAGTGAGCTGAATTTGTTCTTCTAGCTTATTAATCTCTTCCTGTGCTTGTGAATAGATAGTTTCACCATTCATAGTAACACCACCAAGCATTGCAACACCACTAAACTTAGATAGGTTTGCTCCCCACTGCTGTTTAATCAGGGCAGTTGCATACCTCTTGAGGAAGATATCATCAAAAATATCTGTGTAAGTTGTTGGGTCTATTTTGCGATAACATTCTGCAATGATATAGTCCTCACCAGCAACAAAGTCATTCGTCCAATCCCCATCAATGTATAGACGGTTCTGGTGTTGGTTAAATCGAATTGGTGTTTCACCAACAAGGATGTGTTCTAGAAGGTCAAGGTTGTCCATTGCCATTTGATATTGAATAACAGAAGTAGAAGATAGGTCATATAAATCATTAAGACGCAATTGGTACTTAATATCAAACATATTAGCACCACCACCCGTACCAGTGAATGGCCAGACCTGTATTACTGACACAACGGCAGAAGGCATCGGAATATAATTTGTACCCTCTAAGAATGTTGCAGTTACAGAACTGTCTACTGTATCGGTTCCAGTTGAGGTTGCATTTGCAATTCCACGAGCAACATCTGCTTCTGTAATAAGATGTTTAAGATACATCTTCTCAATACCATCATAGTGATACTGAGAGAAGTATTGTAACGCCTCATCGATGCGGTCATCTGCCTGATCATCAGATACGTTAATATCGATAACACCAGAACCCAATGCTCTGAAACAATAATCTTTAAATGTTGACTTAGATATAGGAATGGCCATGAAGATATCCTTTTTTATATATTTATAAGATTTCTTTTATTGCGATAATGGATATCATAGTAATAGATTAATTATGAGGTTTAGTGGGTAATGCTTGGTAAATCGATCCTAGTTTGTTTAATTCTCCTAATAGTCCCTTTACTATTTATATTTATAATCTTTTTCTAGTAAAATTTACCATTGAAATGTTCTAAATGGTTTTGTCTAAAACTATAGAATTCATATCATATTCTTCAAGTTTTTTGGTTATCAATTTCTCTCAACACATCTTTTCCAAATTGTTTAACTAATGATTGTCTCATGAGTTTTTCACGTTCCTTATTAAAACCTCCATGCATGATGAAGTGATATCTATTCTCATTTGAGATGTTTAATGCTTCGTGATTTACGCCATTGTCAAACCAGAAGCCAGTGCAGTTTTCAAATGGCAACTCTTCTTTTGTATCTGTGCGCCTCAGATAACAATTCTCTGGTTGATAGAATGCAAGATTAATTGCCCCTGCAATATTTCTAGTTCTTCCTTCTCTATCTCTTTTTTCATTGGAGTCATTATGGTCTACAATAGCCCCGCCGGGTTCCAATAACATAAACCGTAAACGTCTATAGGAATTTTCTTTGTGTGGAAAATCTTCCAACCATCTTTTAGTCTCTGGTGCGACCTCTGCAATCTCTGTCCATCCCCAATCAACATCATTCTCAGACAAACCATGACCATCTGGATTTTTTGTGTGATACCATCCCATCGATGGGTCAGAACCTTTCTCCACAAAACTATGAATAGATGCTGACCGCCATCCGAGGCCATCACCGTATCTATGATCGACAAAGAAACCCTCATCATAGACAGCTTGTGCTTCTTGAATACAAACCTCTGGTATCTCTATATCGATTTTAAGATACCATATATCATTTTTTCTACACCAATTTGTAATCTGTTTGTGAGTCATCTCCCAATCACCATAAATATATTATTCATCATCTTGTTCATATACAAATTCTTCTTCCTCATAGTATCGCCTCTTCTTAAATCGGGAAAAGAAAAGACGTAACCTATATATAAATTTTTTCATACGCATTATATATCTCCTGTGCTATAATCTTATGACCTTCACCACTAGGATGACTATTTTCTTTAGAAATTCTTAGTTGGGTTCTTTCTGGGTCAAGTTTATCTAACATATTAGTTACAGAATATCCACCCAGTTCTTGCATTATTGGCCAACCTATAAACTTCTTTTCGTCTATTTCATCAAAGATTTTAGAATTTAGAAATGTCTGCATCCAGAGGCCATACCGCCGCTCGCCGCTGCCACTAATGGGGTGGACACCTTGTATCATAAGATAAGGAATATCTTCTAATAATTTTTGTGCTATTAAGAAGTGTCTAAGGGATTTCATAGTTACAGATACAGTATTATTATATTTTAAGAGAACAATTCTTCCTTCACGATTCATAGGATATACTTCAGTGCTAGAGTTATCTTTATGAGGAAATAAACCAACCCAACCAGATTTAACATCATGTAAGATATTACGATTCGGGTTATAATTAAAATCCATTCTTTGCCACCCACTCCACATCAAAACTACAAGACCAATATCTTCTTTTTTTTCTGATAAGACCGTATCAACAAGTTTTGCTGAAATATACTCATTACCCATGCCGCCGCGGG